ACTTGTAGTTTTTTTACCATTAGCACCTAATATAGTATCTACTAAATAAGTATCATCTGTTGGTGTGGTGTTAGATGTTCTTCTATATATCTTTGTAGCTTTTAAATCTGCACTTGTTGAATTAACCCATGAAACTAAAATACTAAATGGCTCACTAGAAGAAGCAGTTAAGCTTGTAGGTGCAGCAGGTGCATCTGTTGGTGCTGATATAGATATATTAACTTGACTGGTATAAGCACTAGCAACACCATTTACATCTATATGTCTTGCTTTTACATTATATGTTTTTCCTACTACAACATTCGGTAGAAGTGCTACAGCAACACCTTTTCCTACAGTGAAGTCAGAGGTATATGCACCATCAGTTGATAGCTTATAAGCCACCTCAGTAAGCGTAACCTTATCACTAGAGTTATTAGTCCAAGTAGCTTTTATATCTACTTTTGTTGTTACACCATCTTTGTTAGTTTGTTGTGCTAGAGCAAGATTACTTGGTGCTGTAACTGCATATGTTCCTGTACCTACATCACTACCTTCTGATTGTCCTGTTGTGTAATCATTAGTAGCAAAGTCAAATACACTTGAAGCTACTTCTTGAAGTTCTAATCTAGTAGCCATCATAGGCACATCACCATCAGTTATAACTTCCATATTTGTAGAAATAACTTCAAACACTTTTTGTGAATAATCTAATCTTGCATTTGTTACATAAACCCAATCATTAGGTTGTAATCGCATAAATTTAAGACTTGTTAATAAACTTATTGATGTTGTTTGTCTTTGACTTTTTAAGGCAATTCTTCCAAGTCTTTGAGCCATAGTGTCTGTGACTGTAAATGGTAATTGAACTTCCATTTGTTTTTTATAGTTAGCTGTTGATTCACCAGTTGGAGTGTCAGCATTTAAAAATGTAGTGTCTTGATAAACTTGTGCATCTGCTGCTACATAGTTTTGAGTAGAGTCTACATATATAGGTTTTACAGAATTAAATAAATTACCTGAATTAGGATTTGTTTGTACTTGCACTGCATCTAATAAGTCATCATCTGTGACTGTTAAAGAGGGTGTTTGTGTAGCACCAGCAAATATATTAAATTTACCATTAACATAAGACATTTTACCTGCCATAGCACTTAAAAGACTTTCTATAACGCCATTACCATTAGCACTAAAATTAGTAAATCCATTAGCTGTAAATCTTTTTTCTGTACTAGAGCCATCTGCAAGAGTTACATTTTGTTCACAAGTATTAGCAGCACTTGCAAAACCACCAGCATTGGTTGTGTCATTTATTTCGTCACTAACTGCTCTAATTCCATACTCTGTATTTGTTAAATAATCTCTAATATGTAATGCAGGATTATTTGTAAAGACTGTATTATTTGTTCTTGGGTCAAAACATTTTTTACCTTTAACTAAAAATGATGTTGCAGGTATTCCGCCACCAAATGCTTCAGCATCAAACACCATTTGCATATATACATAAGCTACACCTAAAAATTTATCAGTAGTTCCCATAGATGCTAGTTGTGCGTTCATAAAACCATCTACAGCAGTTTGACTTCCATCTTGTACTATATATCTAATTAATCTACCACTACCAAAATTATTATCGTTATCTGTATTTGTGTAATCTGAATTAGTAACTGTATAAACAGTAGAACCACTTATTGTACTTGTTGTTGTAGTTAAATCATTGTCATTTAATCTTATATTCGTAAGTTCTTCAATTTCATGTCCTGCTATAGCAATAACCATGTGTAATAAATAGTTATCTGTACCACTTGTCTCCATATGCACAATAGTTCCACCAACTCTTGCTTGACCATAAATAAGTTGTCTTGGTGCTATGGGTTCTCTTGTAGCAAACTTAGTACCAAAATTACCTGCACTAGCATCAATTCCTTTAGATGTCATTTTGCCAATAAGACCACCTAAAAGTGTAGTTCCAAACGTCATTAATGCCATAGTTGATGCAGTGCCAATAGCAAAAGTACCTAATGAACCTATAGCTGCACCACCTGTTGCTGCTACAACAAACACTATTAATGCTGCAATAACTGCTGCTTTTATTTGCTTAGCCATCTATACGCCACACTCCAAGCACATTTACGTCTGTTTTTACACCAATACAATCATCTGTAGGTGTTAAAACATACATACCATCGGATATACCAACTAATTGTGATTCTTCTTTATAAACAACCAAGTCTCCTTTTGTTACAAAAGCTGGATTAATTTGATTGACTTTTTTTAACATACAAGCTTTTTTAATACTATTTAATAAATCACCACCATATTTTTTTATAGACTTCATAGCAGTTTTTTCGTCTTTCCATTTTAAAGATTTTGGTATTAAATCTTCTCCTGTAATTTCTTTTATCAAAGCATTAGAAAACTTGCAACAATCCCACGAACCCCATACAAAAGGTTTATTTTTATTAGTATCAATAAATTTATCAAACTTTATTTCCCAATCATTTATTTTATGCATTAATCTTCACTTCTGTTTTGTGCAATAATTCTTGCTCTTGGGTTGCTTGTGTTTCTGCTAGTTCCACCACTACCAACAGTATCAGATTGTTTACCCCATACTATTTCTTTATCTTGTAATGATGCAACTCTATTAAATCCTGTATCACCTGAATGTAAAAAGTTTTGTGATTCTTTTGTGTATCTAAAGTTAGAAGGTCTATCTAAATCTATCAATCTATTTTCAGCATTTATTGTAATGTTAGAACCTTGTGGTGTATCTGTTACAGAAAGTGTTGTCATTCTTCCTTTAAACAAAACAAGCGTACCAGCTACTTCGTTAGTACCACCCATCAAATAACCAAGAAACAAAGTTATAAATCTATTTTGATAATTTTCTGTCAGTGCAAGATTAAGGACTGTAGTGTCCATACCTGATATACCTACAGTCAATCCTGCTGATTTTAAATCAGTGCTTTCTTCTACATTGCTAATAGATAGTAATTCACCTGCACCAGTATATGATTCACTACTTATGGTTAAATCATCTATACCAGTCCATAATCTCACTGTGCCTGAATCAAATTCAGCTTTAATTGCAAGAAACATAGCTTGTTCATCTGCACCTAGACGATTGACAATAGAACTATCTAATCCTTGTCTTGTAGCCATTTAAATTACCTCAGTACATGAAAAGCTTATACCATAGTTTGATATTCTATCTGCTGACCAACTTACCTCATTTGAAGTTAATCTAAAGTTACCTTTAGGACTTGTAAATACTACATAATTACCACTTGCTAAATCAGACCTTAGTTTAGGTTCTGTTTTTACTGCATAAAAATCATTACCACTATCTGTTATAGCAGTTGCATCTTCTGTAACCATGATAAGTTGTGCAGGTGTACCTGTAGAAGAAGCTGCAGATTGTATTTGTAGATAGTCTCCTTTTTTTATAGTTCCACTTGCACCACTTGCTGATGCTCGTAAACATAAACCTGTAGCACCTTTTACATTGGTTCTAACCTTACAACTAGCAGTAGAGTTTTCTGTTGTAAAACTACCATCTGTCACTACAACTGTAGCACTTGTAACTGTTGTGACTTTAAAAGTACCATTATTTTCTTCGTTTGTAGCACCTGTTACAACAATAAAGTCTCCTACCTTTGTACTACTGAATGTAGAAGCACCTGCAGTTAATGTTCCGTTACTGTTAAATGAAAGGGTCACACTTGTGTTATTAGTTCTTAATTCACTTGTTAAAAAAGATGTTGAATATGTACCTAAATTAGATAGTGCATCAGGGTCAGTAAATTTAAAAGTGTTTACTGGGCCATTAAGTTCTAAAAGAAAAGATTGCCAATTTAAAGCTACATCTCTACGCATTGGTGGTAGTGATACTTCTGCATTCCAACTTACACCATCAAACTCTTGTGTTTTTGTTTTACCTGTAAAAGGCGATACAGTCGTTCCTACTGTTCTTATAAGCGAAAAGTTGCTTCTAATAAAGTTAGGTGTCGTAGGCATTGTAATTAATTTAGCCACCTTGTAATGCTCTCCTAAAATTACCACCACGCATTGAAGCTTCTGCTACTGCACCTTTTGTTACATCTGCTATCTGTGGCATCATTTTCATAACTTCTGCTCTAACTGTAGGCACAACACCAGTAGCAAAGTTTATAGATTGATTAATTACTGTAGTGCCACCACCCATAGCATTTCTGCTATTCATATTGTTCATAATAGTACCACCACTATGTGGAACAAATATTTCTGCACCTCTTTCTCCAACTAGTGTTGGTTGACCTTTCTGTACTGTACCACCACCTGCTTTATTTCTAAATGTTGTTAACTCTGCTGAAGTTCCAGTTAAATTAAATACACTGTTTAAAATCTCATTAACAACTGCCATTTGTAAGAATATAGAAATAATTTGACTTACTATACTTCTAGCAAAATCTTTGAAACTTGCTAAAGCACTTTCACCTTCAAGTAACGAATTAACAAAGTCTGTTGTAAATGCATTAGATGCATTAATTATTGTTTGTTGCATTTCACTACTAAAAGTTGCAACTTCTACCAGTTCACCTTTAAGTTTTACCAAGTGGTCTATTACATCTTGCATTTCATCTGTATCTTCAACACCAAGAAAAGCCTTAATACCTTTTAATTGTTTTTCATCACCAGTAGCCATAAGATTTGCAATATAATCTATTTGGTCTTGTAGTTTTTGTGCTTCAGGAATTGTATCTTCTAATAACTTTTTAAAAGTTGATTGAAATTCAATTAAACCATCAATACTTCCAGCAACAAATTCATCTGATGTAAATTTATCTTCTCTCTTTCTTAAATATTCATCATCTGCTTTGTCTAATTGTTTTAATATTCTTTTATAACTTGCAAAAAGTTTTCTTTCTTCTTCAATATCAAAACCTTCTAAAATACCTTCTCCAGTACCAACAAAACTTCCACTACCAGCAGCTATTGCATCTGAAAAACTAAACTCTTTACGAGATTCCATTTTTTTATCAAATGCATCAATTTTTTCTTCAGAACGCCTAATTAACTCTGTTAAAGCCATTTGCTGGTCTTCGGGGTCTAAATGTCCAAGATTTAAGTCATCTAAAGATGCTTCCCCTCGCATTAATCTTATATTTTCGGCTATAGCATTTGCTACATTTGTTAATGTATCTGCTAAATCTTTTAAAAACTCTCCTAAATTAGATTTAAATACTTCATCTGCCATTTGTTTGAATGCTATTGTCATATTAGAAGTTTTTGTAGATAGATTATCCATCTTAGCTTCCATAGCACCACCAAACTTTTCATTTAAACCTTCTGTTAATGCTCTGACCATTTCAGCAGCACCTTCTGCTGTTTTACCAAATGTAGCTACATCGTCTTTACTTAAATTTAATTTTTCACCTAAAATTCCAAGAACATCTATACCTCTGTCAGAAATCATATTTAATTCTTCAAGACCCATACCACCTGAAGCTGACCTTTGTACCATTCTTATTAGTGCTTCAAATGTTCCTAATTGGTCAACTGAAACTGAAGCAGTATCAGCAAATGTTTGAAGCATATCCATACTAGGTTCAATACCTGCTGATTTAAGAGAAATGAATGCTTTTGTTGCATCTTCTATCTGAAATGGCGTTGTTTGTGCAAACTTAAAAACTTTTTGCATTGCTGCATCACCAGCATCAATACTTCCAAATACTTGGTCTAACGAATCTTTTAAATCCTCAAAACCTGCACCAACTTTTGCAATTTTTGATATACCTACACCAACACCGACTAAAGCACCAGTAAGTAATAAAGCACCGCCTTTTGCTTTAGACATTGCACCTGCCATTCCACCAAATGCAGCACCACCAGCAGCACCAGTAGTTCTTATTTTACCTTCTATTTGTTTAAGTTCTTTTTTAAGCTGTTTAGTATCAGCTTCAATTTGAATAACTAATTTATCTATTGGACTAGCCATCAGGGTATAACTCCATCATTTCATCTAACCTATCTTTGGTCATAGGTTCTTCTTTTTCTTCAGAACCATTAAATTGTTTAAACCCTTTTAAAGCTAAATACATTTCACGAGGAGATATATTCCAAAAATCATCAGGTCGCATATTCATCATACCAACACATATCTTATAGAAGTCAGACCATTGTATTGGTGCAGTGTTCACGCTACTTGTTCTTTTTTTTTATCTTCCTCGTCTGAGTCGTTGTCGGTTAATGTAGCAGCTAAGAGTTTAGCTACTTCGGTTGATGCTACTACTATTCCTACTTCTTGAATAATAGAGCCTATCTTTTTGTCGTCAAAATCATTGCCACCACCTCGTAGTGCATTTCTTAAAACAACGATTAATGTGCGAACACGCACTTTAGCTTCAGCAATGGCAGTAGCTAATTCTAAAATGCCTTTATCTAGTTCGTCTTCTATTCTTACTAATGCATCTATAGTTAGTCTGCATTTATAAGTTTCTTTACCAAGTGTTAGAGGTATTTCACCCTTCAGTGGATTCGCCATCTGACTTTTCTCCTTTATCTAAAGTTGCGTTTGCAACCTGAATTGTTTGTATATTGTCTCTGTAATCTACATTTGTAGATAAGACTTTGGTTTCTTTCCCATCAATGTTTACAGTCTCGCCAACTTTTACATTAGCAGGTAAAACAAGTTCACCTTTATATAACATTCCATCTACAAGACTTTTGTTATGTTTAACCTTAACTTGCTTCATATTACACTGCTGCAAATGTTACATAACTTGCAGATTCAAATGTGAATGAATAAGTCGCTTCACCATTGAACTCTCCTGCAAACTCCATACTTGCTATCATGAAAGAACCTGTATAAGTTCCTAAATCAGGAATCAAGAATTGAAAGCTTTTAAATGCAGGTGTTTGTGCAGATGAACCATCAGATGAGTTTTGCTGTGCTTGGAATGTAGTTCTTACAAGTGCTTCTGCTGTTGAATCAGTAAAAACTCCTGACCCACTAACTGAAATACTGTTTACCCCTGCACCAGCTAATAAAGTTCTAGTGCCAAGACTATCTTTATTAGTTATATCTACTGCTTCATCATTAAGAGTTATTGATGTTGACCTAAGACCACCGATGGTTACATAAGTAGAACCACTAGTGTTAATTTTCATTAAGACATCTTTACCTTTCTGTGCTGCCATATTTTTCTCCTATAAAATTAGTTAGTACCTAATATTATTGCTCGGAATCGCATGACTCCATGTCTAGTAACACCATCTGTGTCTCTCATTATGTCACTAAACTCAAATCTTAAATTAATAAGATTAAATCCAGTAACGCTTAGATTACTATCATGCAATAAATCGTGTACCTTGTCCATTATTTCCTTAGTTTCTTTACTTCCTTTATATTGTGACCAAATGTGTATATTTATAGTATATTCACCACCATTTAGGTCAACTGTACTGTAATCTATAGCAGTTTCTTCGCCTAAAGTAATAAAAGGATAGGTATTACCCTCAATAACTTCGTCATAAACACCACAAGCAAGTGTTGATGTAATAGCACTTACATTTAATGCTGAATACACAGTACTTTGTAATTGAAACTGTCCGATACTCATTTAAGTACACCTTTTTTAAACATAGCGTGTATTTTTCTACGATTTTTTTCTAATGCAGGTTGCATAAAAGGTCTTTCGGTCATTTGTGTTGTACCAAACTCTAAATGTGCAGAATAAGGTGCTGCTGATATTACTTGACCTACTACACTGCCATCTGCTTTTTTATCAACTTTCATAGATATTTGACTTACTAAAAATCCTGTATCACTTGCTGGTGGTTGATTTGGTGCAGATGCTCTATGACTTCTTCTAGGCTCATACTTTTGATATAAAGTACCTGTACCACCTTTAGTTATGCTTTCTTTTGCTGTGTTTTGTACCATAAGTGTTGCTCTTGTAACATAAGCTTTTACTTTATTATCTTGTAACTTTTTATTTAGTTTTTTGTTAAAAGCATCTAAGTTTTTTATTTTTAGGTCAACACTCATATTGCTACACCTTCAGCACATAAAAGTTTTAGAAATCTTGACCTTTCATCTACATTTATAATGCCTTTAATATCAAACAACCTACTACCAAAACTTATCCTATGATTAGTAGATATATTGTCCATGTGGCGAATTGTAACCTCGTGTGTGACCTTTTCTTGCACTATCCCTTGTCTATAGGTGCTATCGGCTTTTAATGGCTTAATGTTAGCGTAAATAAAAGTAACTGGTGTGTAAGATTGTGATAGACCACCACCTGCATCACGTGTATTAGTAGCAGTTTCTACTTTAACTCTAAAACGCATTTTGCCAATAGAGTTGGACATTTATCCAAGTGCCATTAAGGAAGAAGAACCTAATCCTCTGTGTACTACATAAGGTGCATATAAGCTTCTTAACATAGGTGGATAAGGTAACTTAGCATCATACATATCTCCTCTATGTTCATATAAATATGCTATGTGTTGTAATATGCCTAACCTTAAAGGTTCAGGAACATTATATTGTGATGTATAACCTGCAACATACTTAACTTCTATTGCATTAGCCACTCTTAAAGCTGTTGGAAAAGTCTCCCCTGTTCTTAATACTATTCTTGCTGGTTCTCTTGCACTATCTACATAATACTTAGAAGCTGCAAATGTAGTTTCTGTATCTGCATCATCAAAGGTTTTAACATGAGTTACAGAAGCAACAGGACTTCTTGGTAATACAACATAGTTTTTATAGTAGTTTATGTATGGCCCTGTTCTCATGCCTTCCCACAATGGGTCTTCTATATCTTCAAAAGCATCAATAAACAAAGTTAAAGTTTGTGTCATTAAGGCTCTACCAGTATGTTCTTCACAGAACCTTCTAGCAGTTTCTATAAAAGGTCTTATAATTCTTTCATCTGTAGAATCATCAACTCGTAAGTATTCTTTTACTTCCTGTAGAGTTACAGGTTCTTGTGTGGGTGCTGTATTTACTGTTAAACCTGCCATTATTTGTAAAACACTCCAATAATCTGTGCAGCTATTATTAGAGCATATAAACCCCATATCTGTTGCTCCATACGAATAAATCGCTTAGAGCCTGATTCCATTCGCCTTTCTATATTCTCATATCGCAAGGCACAAATTTGTTCGTGCAGTTCAAGTTTGCTTGTATCAGTTTGGTTTTTTATCTCCGTCATCAGCACTTTCTTCCTCATCTTCCATTGGTTCAGGAAGATTATCTTTTAGTTCTGCCATAAAATAATTAATGAGTACATCTGCTTTTTCTATTTCAAATTGTGCATTTGTAACCATGTCATTCTTTTGTTTTTGTATGATTGCAAGTTTGTTATAAATTACTTTACCTTCATCAGACATATCGTCTATCAGGTATTTCTTTTCAACATCTTTGTCATCTACCTTTTCAGTAAGTGTTAAAACCTTCGGTTCTTCATTTACTATATTTTCGTTAGCTTCTGCCATAATTAATTCTCCTAATTAAAAGTATTAGTCTATCACTATCCTTCTAATGTTTCTATTCTAGATTTCAAATCTTCTATTACTGTTTGTTGTTCTTGTATAGCTTTTACTAATGGTGTAACTAACTTACTGTAATCCATTTGGTAGTAATCATCTTGTTCATTTTGACTGACAGCATTAGGCACTATATCTAATACTTCTTGTGCAATTAATCCTTCGTCAGCTTTACCATCTTCTTTCCAGTTGTAAGCTACTGGATTAAGTTCGTTGATAACTTCTAAACCACGAGCTTCGCCTGTAATGTCTTTTAATCTTGCATCTGAAGTTGTGTTGTATGAAGTGTTAGAACCACTAATAGATACTGAACCTCTTGCAACAGCATTTTGTCTAAATACTAATATTGTTCCATCATTTGTTTTTCTATTAAATTGTGCAACCTCATTACTATCAACACAAAGTAATAATCTTCCATCTCCTCCACCTAATATAGACGCACCTATTACATTATTTTCTGCTGGATTTGTATTTGTAGTCCCCACCAACAAGTTACCTGCATTATCAATACGCATTCTTTCAGATAATGTAATTGCTGCTCCTGCACTACCACTAGCTTGTGAGTAAAATTTTATTTCGCCACCATTTTGATTGATTGCAGAAGATTCATCTGTTGTTATGTTAGCAAAAGAACCTGTATCAGAGTCAACATACATATTATCTGTAAGCCAAGTGCCATCAAGACCACCAGCACCAGTAGTATTTTCACTTATTAATGATGCTCTTGTTCCTGCAAAAAGTTGTGTCCAAACTGTATGTGTATCTGTAGGTGGCGTAGTGCCAAAACCTATGGCACCAGTACTAGCTATACGCATTCTTTCTGTTGTAGAAGCTGCACCATCTGCTGTTGTACTAAATGTTAAGACACCCGGCATATCATTACT